TCTGAATTAGTAGAGCTGACCGATGCTGAGCTCCGCCTCAGCCGCCACCTGCGCGGCGCTGAGGCCTGTCGCGGCGATCTTCAGGTCGCCGATCAGCATCGCCGCGGCGAGCGAGAACGCGACGTTCGAGCCCACGATGAGCGTCGCGGTGCCGCCGCCCGTTGGTGCGGTCAGCGCCGAGCTCACGCCGCCGAGCGCCACGCCGTTGACGTAGAACTGGATTACGTTGCTGACGCGCGTGACGCAGAAATGGAACGGGATCCCGGGTGGCGGGACAGCGGCGGCGGCCGTCGTGAAGGTGTCGTTGACGCCGGTGCTGTGCTCGCTGATGAAGGTCATCGAGCGATCGGCGTTGATCGTGACCTGGTACTGCGCGTTCTCCGCCTCGGTCTCGCCTGGGCCGCCCCAGACCAAGAAGGCGAAGCCGTTCGGTGCAGCGTTGAGCACCATCACCACTTCGATAGTGAGATTTCCACCGATCTGGAAAGCGGCGTTCGTCTGCGAGAGCCGGAGCGTGCCGTTGAAGTCGAGTCCCAGATAGCCCGGCCAGAGCTCCGCGTAGACGGCCGCGCCGGCGGCGACGCTCAGCGTCCGAGCGTTGCCACTCGAGTCCGTGAGCGCGGCGTCGAAGTGCCAGAGGCCTGCAGGGCTATGCAGCGTCGTGAGCCGACCGATCGTCTTGAGCGTACCGGCAGGACCGGTGTCGCCGATCGTCGCTGGGGGGCGCATGGCGACCGCCGTCTCGAGCGGAAGCCCCGGACCCGGGTAGCCCGCCCCGGCAAAGTCAGCGCTGGCCGAGTTCCAAGTGTAGAGCTGGCCATTCGAAGATGACCGCGCCTGCATCTGCACCGTCATGACGAGATGCCCGCCAGCGTTGCTCGTCGCACGGCGCCGAAGTACCCTGTGCCCGCCGCGCCAGTGACCTCGGCCTGGAACTGGTAGGTGCGCCCGCCGACGAGCGAGACGACGCCCGAGAACGCTTGGCTGTCCGTGGTCGTCGCGAGCTGCGCCTCGGATCCGCTTACGGCACCGACGCTGCCGGAGGTGGTGCAGTACAGGCGAACACGGAGCGCAAGCGCGGCATTCGAAACGGCCCCGATGACGTCGACGAGAACGTCGGCGCTCGCCGGCATCGTGAAGCCGCCGATCACGTTCCAGCCGGGCGTTGCCGCCACGGCGTCGATGTACTGCTCCGCCGTCGCGTAGACGGACAGGATCTCGATGATCTGCTCTTGAGTAAGGGCGAGGCCTTGCATGGTTACACCAACACCACTTGATCCAAGTGCTGCACGACCCAGATCAATGTGCCCTCGTAGCGGTGTGCCACGAGATGGGCGGTCAGGAAGGCAGAACTATTGGCGCCCAGGTTAGCGAGCGCGGTGTCGGCATCGTCGTAGCTGACGCCAGCGAGTACCACGTTGCCAACCCAGGCGGACGTGTGGTCATTGCCCAGGATGAAGTCCATTTCCTGCCCGGCAAACAGCGGCGCCTCGAACGTGACGACGGGCGGGGTCGTGCTGTCCGTGGTCCGGCGCTGGCTCCAAGTGCGATACTGGTTGCCGATCGTGATGTCGGCGGAATTGCTTGAGTGCAGGAAGTGCGGCAGCAGATCGACGCTGTAGCCGAGCGCGACGTAGTTGGTCAGGTCGTAGGGGACGAGATCGACGTCACCCGCCGGCAGGAACATGCAGCCGCGCTCGAGAAGCTTCGCGGTATTGGCGGCTAGCGTGCTCCGGAAAGCTGCGTTGCCGTTTCCAGCACCGTCATCGAACGTGCAGGCGTCCGCGATGACCGTCTGTCCCGCTACGCTGACGCACGCGACGGTGCCGCTGGTGGACGCGCCGGTGGCGAAGTAGACATGGTCCAGCTCATGGACGCCACCGGTTCCCTCAACGACCGAGTCCGCGTAGGCCACAGGCGTCGTGTAGCGACCGCGAACCATCTGCAGTGTGCCGGCGTCGGATCGAAGACCGGGGGCGTTGACCGGGATGTTGACGTTGCAGTCCTCGAAACGGAAGACCGCGCCGGCAACGGTATTGCGGAAGAACCGACCCGTGCAGAGGCCAGATGCGTTGGCCGGGCAGTTGCGGAAAGTGACCGCCACGACCAAAGAGGCATTGTCGAATACGACGCCGCTGTTGGCTTGCGCGAAGTCGATCTCGACGTTGTCCCACTCTGCCGCTGCGGTCGTAGCCGACGTGGAGGATCCGACATGTAGGACGCCTTGCGAGGCGTGGTCCATGACGATCTTGCCGTTGCGGACGTGGACGCCCGGGTAGATGTCGAGCTTCGCCGTGATCCGGTACACCAAGCCGCCGAGGTCAACGATCGTTCCTGTCCGGGCCGCGTTGTACGCAGCGGTGAGACAAGCCTGCAGCGGCGTCGTGTCGTCCGCGGTGCCGTTGCCGACCGCCGCGAAGTTCAGCGGGCTGTAGAGACCGTCCGTCTTCTGGCTGAGATATTGGATCCAATCGCCCGCGAGTCCGACGAGCCAATTGAACCAACGCGCCGGCACGCGACGACTCGGATACCAGCCCTGCGCCTTGAAGCCCGCGCCGGGGTCGAGCCGCGGCGCCAGGCCGCTCTCGGCGCCCGACGTGAACGTGGCGTCGGTCGCGAACGCCGGTGAAACTGTGGGTCGTGTCGTCATTCGATAACGCCTGAGAGATAGCCGCCGGTACTCTCGTCGGTGAGCGAGGACCCTTCGGTCGTTGAAGCGGTGTCGGTCGTTCCCGCGACGAAACTGAAGCCGTCGACGCCGACGTCGTGGGTGCCGTAAAGGATCTGCAGGCGGACGCCCGAGCCCTTCGCGCGGCGCGCCAGCTCCATCAGAATCACCGCGCTGGTAGCGGTGACGGTGTCGAAGTCCACGATCATCGACGCCGGGTAGTACTCGCGGAGTACGAAGTCCGCGGTCTCCACGAGGTTCAGCACGTCGATGACGTCGTCGCCGTGACCGTTCGATTGGTTGGCGCGGATGCGCGCCTTGATGAAAAGGCGGTAGGTCGCGTCGTCCCAGCTGCCCTCGTTGACCTGGCCAACGACGCGACCGATCACGTTGAGCTGCTCGTCAACGGCGTTGTCGATGAGCCGCTTGATCAGGACGTCGAACGCCGCGTCCTCCAGCTCCTGCACGCGCCGCAGGTAGCTGGACAGCAGGGCAGCGATTCGAGGCTTGTCCTTGTATTGGGACAGCAGCAGCGCTAGCCCCTGCTCGACGTGATTATCGATCTTCGTGAGCGGCATCGGCTAGGCCGTGATCGTGATGCGCGAAGTGTCGAAGCGAGCGATCTGTGTGTTGCCGATCGGGATATCGTCTTCCGCCGTCGGAGCAGGCGCTGTTCCAAACCGGATGACCGAAAGCTTTGCTCCTAGACCATGGGCGGCGTCGGAGATGTCCCACTCGCTGACGGCTTGACCGGTGCCCATCACGCTGTCGAGCGTCGTGGCCATCGCGAGCTTTAGTGCTGCGTCGCCCACGTAGCCGTCCTTGGGGGTGACCCTGAAACTGATGTAGATGAGCACCGCGGTGGCGCGCGAGAAACGCATCACCTGTGGGTCGCCATTCGCGTCCAGCGCAGTACCGGTCACGGCTCCGATTGTCTCGATCCCGCCAGGCTTGCTGTCCCAGATGGCTTGAGCAATCGCGTCGTTGTCTGCGCTGGCGTCGTCCCACAGCACCACCTGAAAGGACTTGGGCGGCAGGCCTTGGGAGTCGATCGCGTCGGTGTAGTTCTCGAAGACCTGGCAGCTCGTGACGTTCTCGACACCGGTGACATCTGCGCGGATCTGGTCTGTGCCGCTTGATCCAGATCGTGCGAGACCTTGCTCCCGCCGCACGCGCAGATCGTTGTTGTCATCGATGTCGCGCCCGGGCGTGGCGTCGGCGATGTTCTCGACAGCCGTCCAGCCTACGACCGGAGTCGCAATGACGGTGAGAGTTCCTTCGGCGACTTGAATCGGCCCCGTGTTCTCGGCTTCGAACGTAAGGCCAACGGTACCCGTTGCGACCGCCGTGTAGTTAGCAGTTGGCGTGAAGCGGACATCGGGCTTCCCGATCACGTGCGCGAAGTGCACGCCCGCCTGGAGCGTTGTCCCGATCGTCAGGCTGACGTTCGTCGGTACCTGACTCTTGCTCGCGCCGCGCTGAGCTGTGCCGGTGATTTTGGCGATTGAGATGAGTTGATCATCCTCAGCACGATCCGGGTCGTTCCCTGCATTCACCGCCTCCACCGCCTCCCAAGCCACGCCGAGGTGTCGCGCAAAGATTCCGTTGACCTGGCCGAGCACCGAATCCGTCGACAGATCGAGCGTCTGTGAGATCTCGGCGCGCTGATCGGATTTGAACAGCTCGAGAAGCTCCTGCACCGACGGGCGCGAGAAGCCTTCCGGTGTTACTCCAAACGGTGCGGGCATAGTAGTTTTCGCGGTGTGGGTTGACGCGCCAACGTGCGCGGAGTTGCCTCCGCGGGATCATGGCAAACGTGATCTGTGAGCGGTGCGGGCACGTCGGGCGCCCCCGCAGGCAGCGACAGGGCGCGTTTGCGGTCGAGCTCGTGCTCTGGGTGCTGTTCTGTCTGCCCGGCGCCGTCTATTCGTTCTGGCGATGGCTAGCGTTCACGGAGCACTGCCGCGGCTGCGGCTGCGGCGTCGTTCAGCTGTCGAGTCCGCGAGGCTATCAGCTCTTCGCGTACTACTATCCCGGGCAGCAGCTGCCGCCGCCCTAGTTGCACGCCTTCGGGCATGTCGCGGTGCCTTCGAGCACGTCGGCACGTTCGAAGGTTGCGCCAGCAGACAGGCGCACGGTGCGCGGCCCGTGGCCCTGTGAATCCTTTGGCAGCGCCGTTACGGTCGCGCACGTCTGCGCCAGCGGGTCGATGACGTCGCAGCTCGCGTTCTGCATCGTGAACGTGCCGCCATGGATCCAGATGCAGGTTTGCTCCGGCACGAAAACATCGACGTAACCAGGGCAACCGGGAGCGGGCTTGGGCTCGAGTGGATCGCTCGGCGCGCCACCGCTGCCGCCTTGCTGAGTGCCACCACCGCCCGTTGCGGCACCAGCCTGGGATCCTCCCGTGCCGGCGCTGGGCATGCCGCCCGACGTCGCCCCGGCTTGCTGAGCTCCGGACGCCCCTCCCTCCGCCATGGAGCCGCTTGTGCCGGCCTGCTGACCGCCGCCCTGCGCCGCACCAGCGGTCGAGGCGTCGGCGCCACCAGACCCCGCCACCGCTGCGCCGCCGCCCGCCTGCAGGCCAGCGGCGCCCGCGAACGGGTCAGGACCCGCGCCAGGGTCGGTACCACCACAGGCGTTTACCAGCGCAGCCAGGAAAAGGAACCGGGGAAGCATGCCCCCAGGATTAGGGGTTCAGGCCGCCGGCGCAAGTCCCACAACGAAATCGGCGTCACCAGCGCTAACCGACAGTTCCCCACCATCAACGACCGCCTCGAACTCTGCACTGAGTTCACGTGCCGCTGGATCGTACTGGAGCCTGAAGCTGGCCACCGAGATCACGCCCGGCGTCGTTTTCAGCACCCGAAGGAAGAGGCTCCGTATGAGCGGCAGGTTCGGATTCCTAACGAAGACGTCTCGGTAGTACGAGATGCCCTCGCGCAGGTCGAGGAACCACTCGCCGAGGAAGAACTTGAAGCGCGCGGAGATCTTCTGGCGAATATATTGGACGCGCGTCTCGTCGGTGTAGCCGAGCACCACGACGTCGCCGCTCTCAAGCGCGATGTCGCCAGCGGGAATGATGCGAAAGACGGCCATCAGGGGAACTGGGCCTTGAGTTTCGGGGAGCTAATCATGGCGGCTTGGAACGCACCGACGAAGGCCGTGAAGGCCGCCGCTGCGCCGCCAGCGCCAACGGCAACCGCGGCGCCGCCCGCAGCTGTAGAGCCTGCCGCGAGCGCCTGCATGAAGGCGTCCACCACCATCACCGGCTGCGCGAGCGCGCCGCCTACTCGAAAGACGCCATCGCCGACCGAGAGCACGGCCTCGCCGTCCACCCCCGGATCTGCGATCGCGCCGTTGTTTGGTGCGATTCCCGGGATGGCGATCGGGTAGCCGAAGCCGAACCGCGTGAGGTCGCCGGGTTCTGCGATCTCGCCGCTCTCGCGCCAGTGACCGATCGCGCTCTCCTGGAAGAGCAGGATTACGTGGTCGCCCTTGACGAGCGGGAGATGCAGCGCGTAGCCGCCACCGCGCGGCATCTGCACCGGCACGTTGGGGATTACCGGCGGGTCGAACAGCTCGGTCTCGCCAGCCTCGTCTGGCCGGGCGTCCCGAATAACCGGCACGACGTCCGCGACCTGTTTGGCCCGGTCGTAGCTCTCGACACGCCCAGGGATCGCGGTGTGGATATCGCGCGCCCACGACTCGAGCATGAGCCGAAGCACCTCCGGCATGGTCGGCTTCAGCGGCATCTAGTAGCGCTTTCCGCGGGCCGTGATCGTCCAGTCGCTGCCGGTGCTGTCGAGGTCCCACTCAGCCTCCTCGGCTCGATAGGCGCCCTTCACGCGCTTCGAATTGATCTCCATGACTCCGCCAAGCCGAAAGTCGGGGTTGAGCAGCATCTTGACCTCGACCACGCCGTCATTGTCGACAGTGGGCGAGCCGAGCATCCCGTGTCCCGGGTCGACGACAATGGCCGAACCCGCCAGTGCCTTGCCGCGATCGAGGAAAAGAAACGAGCCGTCCTGAATGCTGACCTCGATATCAGCGGAACGCGCGAACGCAATCAGCTGACGCGATGCCGAGCCGCTGAAAGCGACGCCGGCGGGGAAGATGGCCGACCCCGCCTGCTTGAGGTTCTTGACGATCTTCGAAAGATTGCCCTCGCCAACCCCAATCGCACGCGCGAACGCGCGCAAAGCAGTCTCGAGTGGTGTCTTCGGTCCGAAGCTCACATGCAGCTTGGCGTTTTTCCAGCCCTTCTCGCCGTCGCCGCTATTGACGGCCGTCGTCGTTGTTGGACCGTCGTACGTCGTGAGCAGGGTTCGCAGATCCCCGAGCCAGATCTGGCTCAGCGCCCCGTCCTTGTAGCCGGCCTCGATCTTAGCGGGGATACCTTTGGTGGCCTGCTTTTCCTTCGGTCGCAGCAGCTCGAGTTGCGCGACGTGCTCTTCGTTCAGGTTGAAGACCGTAAGCTCGCACGTGTTCGGTTCAGGCTTTAGCGACTTCTTGATGTGGCAGTTGAAGTCGAGCGCCGTGAATTGGATGGTGTCGATCGTTACGATCGCGCGACGGTCGAAGA